GAGAACACATCCTCGATGTAGTTAGGAATAGCAGCAGCTCCTACGCCATACCCATCTACGGAAGAGTTACCTGAAGTTTGATTTAAAGGCATATCTATATTACTTGTACTGTGTAAGTGAAGCCAAGACTGTGTAAGTGGCTGATGCAGTCTTAATAACCGCAAATCGGTACACATCCAAGCCTGAAGCGTTACCAGCAGCAGGAGCACCACCAATCCACTTAGTAGTCACACCTGTTGTAGTACCATCCACTTGGATAGATGTGCCATAGTAGGCTGTAGAGCCTTGTGTGGTAATCAAAGCAGCTGTAACAGATTGACCTGTAGACAAAGCAGTGTTCATGCTTGTTCCACTTGAGAAGGCCAAGTTAACTACGAAGTTATTAGCTGCGTTGGTAGTGTAGTATTGAACTGATCCGGACTGTACGTACAAGTTAGTCGTAGCTGAAGGAGCTGAGCCTACTACGTTAACTGTCTCACCTGAGTCCAAGAAGATAGCACCAAGAGTACTAGAAGTACCAAGAGGGGACAAGGTATTAGCCAATTGAAGCTGAGTAGCTGTCAACTGCATCTTCCAAGCACTTTTAGCTTGTGTAAAGCCACCTACGTACCATTGGTGAGCATTAGCTGAACCTGTGCTGTCAGTAGCGTATACCAAGTTACCTGTCTTACCAGCACCACTAGGAGCTGAGCCGAACAAGTAAGCTTCGTTAGGGCCAGTTACAGTGTATGTAGCATCAGCGTATGTCTGAGATGTTACACCCATGTCAACCCAACCACTTGTGTCCGTACCGTTATTAGGGTATGCAACAAAGTCAGCTGAAGAGCTAGCACCGTTTGTATTGTTGATAATATATGACTGAATGTAACCAGCAGCACCCTTAGTCATAGCGACAATAGGGTTAGTAGCACCACTCAGTACAGATCCGCCACCAGCAACAATAGTAGGCACTACCAGAGTCCCTGTCATTGTGTCACCAGCTTTAGCTACGAAGTCAGCACCTGAGACATAAGCAGCAACCCAAGCACTGCCTGTGTACAACTTCATCACTTGAGTAGAACTGTTAAAGTACAAGGAACCAGCTACAAGGGCATTACCATCATTATCCAGAGTAGGGTCTGATGTCTTAGCTCCTAAGTAACGATCATCGAAGCTATCATAGGCAGCCAATGTAGCGTCACGAGCAGCTTCAGCAGCTGTCTTAGCTGTGGCGGCATTGGTAGCTGATGTAGAAGCTGCTGTAGCGCTTGTAGCAGCATTGGTAGCACTTGTAGAGGCTGCTGTGGCGCTAGAGGCAGCCGAAGTAGCTGAAGCGGCAGCACCTGTAACATCGGAAACTACAACGATAGCACCAGCGCTATTCTTAGTGTAGATCTTCTTGTCTGTGACGTTAACAGCTAACTCACCTTGTACTAGATCCCCTGTAGCAGGGATTGAAGAAGCTGTGGAGCTATTCTTGATTACGATTGTGGATGACATATTATTGAGTTACCTTAGGTGCGTATTTAGTCTCGTACCAGCTCTTCAAGTCAGTTGTCACATCTCGTGGTGGCTGAGTAGTTGGCATCAGTTGGTTGTATTTAGCTTGAATTGCTTGGTAATACTCAGGTGAGTAGTTAGCAGTGCCTGAAGAGACACCTGAACGGTCTTGAGGGTTGAGTGTTACTCCAGAACCACCACCCATGTTAGTGATGCCTTTAACAGCAGCGCCCGTACCGAGAAGACCTGCAACTGAGATACCTGCTTTAGCCAACTGAGTTACTTGAGCGGGTGTCAGGTTTTTGAGGGTATCAGTAAGGGTAGCAGCAGCTGAACCGCCTCCAGCGAGGGTACTAGCTAGGTTAGCAGCTGTAAACAAACCTGTGTTAACACCGCCTGCGCTTAGAACGCCACCACCAGCTGCGTTAGCCAATAAGCCTTGAGCGCCGCCCATGGCTGCAAGGTTACCTGCTGTACCTGCTGTGAGGCCTAAACCCCCACCTAAGCTACCACCTGCGGGAGCAGCTAAGCCTGAAGCCAATGTACCGTCTAGAGCAGCAGCGCCTTGAAGACCCAAACCACCTGTGGATGTAGGAGCAGCGTAGTTCAACATTGTTGAGCCACCTGTAGGAGCACCAGTAGCAGCAGTAGTAGTTCCAGCTTCAGCGCCTGTAGGTGTTGTCGGGCCTAACGTACCTGCGGCAACCATAGCCAAGATAGCAGCTTTGGTTGCATCATCAAAGGTAATACCTGAGTTAAACAAGCCGTTATCAACAGACCAGTTTACAGGCTTAGCTTTACCTGTTGGATCCCATTCAGCTGATTGACGATATGTATCACTGAGGTTTTGAGTAGCGTTATTAGCTACGTACTTAGTTACGTTACCTTGAGCATCGTAGTAAGCTGTGACAGGCACTCCATTGACAACTTCATTAGTTGAGAAGTAACCTGAGGCTGTGGGATCAGCTCCTGTGTCTCCACCTGTGCCATCATACAATCGACCATATGTGGAAGGAAGATTAGCTGTGTCAAGCTTCTGAGTAGCAGCTAAATTAGCAGGATTGATACTAGAAGTGAAAGGATCAAAGATCTTCTGTTGAACAGCAGCTACCTGAGATAGAGGCACACCTGCTGAAGCAGCCGCAGCAGTAATCTCTGCTGTCGTAGCTTTAGGATTAGCTGATAGCCATGCAGCTACTTCTGCGTCTGTAGCCATATGTATTATACCTCTTCAGAAGTTACTGTGTCAACTGCTTTCTTGCTAGTTGTCTTCTTGGTTAGCACTTCTTTGGGGGCTTCTTGCTGTTCTTCTTGCTTGACTTCTTCGTAGCCATAATGACCTTTCATTGAATCAATATCAGCCTGAGCTTCAAAAGTAACTGTTTGTCCGCTTGTGAGACATTTAAATGTAACTGCCATGATTTCATCCTTACTAGGTAAAACAAAGGAGACTCCTTGTGATCGTAGCGAAGCGAGAACTTGTGATCCTCACTCCGTTGCGGGAGTCCCCTTCAGTCTAGCTATTATTAAGCTGGAACTGCCAAGGCAACAGCAGCGTAGTCACGCAACTCGCCAACGCCGTACAGAGTATCAGCAGTAAACAGAGTACCGAGGTATTCTTGTTTGTACTGAGTCTGAGCACGAACGCCTTGCTGCTCAACCAACACGAATGCGTCTTTGTGGCCCAACAAACAGATACGGTCAGTACCTGAAGAACCAGCGCCGTAGTCAGCGTTAGAAGTCACGAACACGGAAGTACCGTACAAGTTACCCACTTCACCGTTACGGATAGTGTTGTTAGCGCCTGACTCACCAACGAAAGCTTGTTCAGTGTAGCGCTGCAAACCCATCAGAGTGTTACGGCTTGAAGGAGGGATGATGAAGAAACGACCATCCATAGGCACGTCTTGGTCATCCAAACGCTGCATAGTACGACGAATAGCAGCATCAGTCAAAGCAGCAGCGTTAGACGATGTACTGTTATAGGCAGTAGTACCGTTAGAGCCGATAAAGGCCTTAGTTGCTGTGTTTGATGTAGCGTAGTCATCAGTACCAACTGTAGCGCCGTTAACTTGACGACCCAATTGGATGACCGAAGCGTCAACTTGCTTAGCCAGAGCGTAGCCAGCATCTTGAGTATAGAACTGACGCAGGCTCGACAAAGCTTGTGCTTCGACGATATCTTCGATCAAGCGGCTATATTCGTAGTGCTTGTTGATAGAGATAACGATATCTGTCTCAGTAGCTGCGATCAGTGTTACCTGAGTCGATGCTGACTTAACAGAAGCGTTACCACGTGTAGGCACTGGAATGTGAACGGTGTCACCTTTCTTGCCTTTAAAGCTCATCTTCTTGATGAGGTTTGCAGCTACCAAGTTACGCTTGTACGTGGCAACGATTTCGTCGCTCCATACTTCAGGAATAAACTTGTCTGCGGTCGTCGTCGTGACGTGTGCGGTTCCTAAACCCATGATTAAATCTCCTAGATTACTTGATTGATTGAAATGTTAAATTAACGGACACGCCCTGAAGCGTAAGCAGCCATAATCTCAGGTTGCAGCGCCTCGTAGCGTTCAGGGTCAGATGTCATGAGCTTCATGATGTCTGCACGGCGATAGACTTTCTGACTACTCTCACCAGTACCACCAACGTCCACTGAAGCAGCTCGTAGATTCTTATTGAGAACCTGCTTACCTGCCTCTTGTGTCTGTTGGGCCTTCACACCTCGAATTTGCTTAAAGGTGCTCAGGAGTTCATCGGCAGAATTAAAGTCGTAAGCACTGTCTGCCAAAGCAAACATGTTCAAACGAATAGGAGATGCTTTTACCCATTCCTGAAACTCTCCATCACGTACTACTTCGGCGAAGTCCGGGTGTTTTGCAGCTAATTGTTGTTGTGTCTGCATTGCCCTGAACTGAGCCGATGTCTGCTTTGCAGCTTGTACATCTGGATGGTTCTCTACTGCTCGTTGAATCGCCTTTTGAGGGTCTTCAAAGAAGTCAACTTCTTCTTGTTGTGGTTTTGCTTGAGGAAGCTGTGTTTGTTGAGCAAGGTTGTTCTTAATCAGCTGGTCAGCGAGTTTACGTACTTCACCTACTTCTTGAGCTTGCCTACCAATGAGCTTTTCAGCCTCTTGGTGCATGTTCACGATATCTTCAAGTGTTTTCCCCTGATACTTAGAGGGTACTTTTGGAGTATCTTGTTCAGTGTTACTTACCTGTTCAGCTTGTTGCTGCTGAGAGGATTCCTCAATGTCCAACTCACTAGGAGTCTCGTCAATACTATCAACTAATGCCATACTTACCTCTGTTCCTGCCGTTAAACGGTTCTAGGATAATTTAATAATGAATTCGACCTAAGATTGGTTTATGAATTCGCCTTCTGCTCGGCTTTGAGCTTTTCAGCCCTCTTCCGAACCCATGCGTCACTAGCGGAAGGATAATCGCCACTCCAGCCTTCCAGTTTCATCATGGGCATTGACATAATACGGCTGGCTTCTAGACCACAGGTGTCACAAGTGACAGTCTGAGTTCCTTCTTCCACGTACTTGTCGGTGATATGAGACTGCTTACATTTGAACTCATAGATTCGGCGAGCCATATTTATTGCTCCTCCGAAGTTAATTCTTCGTATGCTTGCTCATACAGGCCTTTCAGCCCTAAAAGCCAATTCAGGTTATCCACTTGGCCTTGACGGAAATACAGTTGTTGTGCGTCAGTTACCGAAGTGATGTCACTAAAATTAGCCTTAATCTTTTGTGCATCTTCCATAAGCGTCTTCCATCCGGGCGTAGCCATCATGGAAAACATATTCTCGTAGTGTGTAGCCAGTTCTTTATCCAAAGGGAGAACCTATAAGTAGTAATAAAAGTGAACTTTACACTAATATTACTACTTTGTCAATAGATTTCTACAAAATCGTAGCACTAATTTACATTTTGTACTGCTTATTTTGCATTTGCATGGTAGCAATGCGCTCATTTGATGCAATATCAGCTGCTTTAAGGTTAATTTGCTTCTCTTTAAGCATGGTATCAGCCAATTTCAAGCGTTTCTCGAAGTCATCACCATTATCTAGGTTAGTAGAAGCAGCTTGAATGGCTTTAACACGCTGTTCTTCAGGAATCATCATGGTTTCCACCTGAGTTTTCTGAGCGTCAGCGGCTTGGAGCTGTGCTTTAGTCTGCAATACAGCCAATTGAGCCTGCAACGTCTGCAATTGCATCTGTTGTTGCATCATTTGAGCTTGTTGTGCCTCAGGATTAGGTTGAGACATCTTATCCAGCTCAGCCATAAGTTGATTCTTGTTGGAAAGAGAGCTGTTACCCAAGATACCTTTGAGGATCAGAGGCAGGACAGGTGTTTGTGGGCCGAGAGTCTGCAACAAACCGATGAACTGCTGTTGTTCGTACTCACGAGCCATAATGCCCAAGGTAGCTGTAGGCACGAAGTTCATGTCAACTGAGGGATAACGCTCAGGATCGAACTGCATGTAACGGAAAGCAGCCTTCTTGATGAATGGGATCAGGAAATCCTCTTGGAAGTTAGACAAGGTACGCTTGTACTTCTTGATGATACCTGCCAACACCATAGACATGCCGTTACCGCCAGCATCACGGGGAGCCTGAGATGGCTGACCAGCTGAGTCGATAGTGCCTGTAGCTTGGAGCAACATACGCTCGAAGTTCTGAGCTGAGGCAGCCGCTGTACCGTCCGTAGCACCGAACTTGAAGGGATACAAGATCTCGCTAGGAGCGCCGTTAGTCAGGATGGCTTTACCGGGCTTAATCTCGAACTTAGCACCACGTGGGAGGCGAGTAGCGTCCATGGCGATCATAGGAGCCGTTGTAAGGGCCAGAGAGTCCATGTGAGCACGAAGTTGACCGTCAATGGCCTTCTGCATGTTGTAGGCCTTCTCAACCGTACCACGACCGTGGAAGCGACCGGGGACAGTATCATCCTGATAAGCCATCACAGGACGATCTTTCATCATGTAAGGGTTAGCTTCAGCCTTCAGGAGCAAGGAGTCGTTAGCGATAACGATGATAGCTTCTACGAGGTTAGCGTAGTCGTCAGCTTCTGAGCCTTCAGGGAACAATTCCTCGTACTCAGTTTCATCTACACCATCCAAGTATTCCTTAGGAACTAAGCCATAATAAGTCATCAGCTTGACCTTATTGTCTTGGAAGTTCTGCATCTCTTGGGTGGCTTCGAGAGAGTCGTCATCGTAAGCAGTACCAATGTCTACCTTCTTGTAAACACCTTTCTCGATACCTTCCACGATCTTGTGGATAGACACGTACTTCTCAATGGCGATACCGAGAGCATCCTCAATTGACTCAGCGTTAGGATCAATCAGGAAGTTCTTAGGGTTGACGGGCTTGAGCTTAACAGCGATACGGTCTTTCTCTTGAACACCGATGGCTGCTTGCCCTGCAATGCCGGGGATAGGTTGAGTAGCTGGTACGTACTCTTTCTCTTGCTTGACGATCAACTCACCGATACCTGTACCGTAGATCTCAGCCATCAGCTCGATCTGGTCGATAGCCTTACGGATCTTATCCTTGTTAAAGTCTTCAGACAACTGACCTTTGAGCATCTCAACGTCGATAGGTTGACCGTTAACGTCTTGGATATTGTCTTCGATGTCAAAGTATTCGCCTTGACCGAAGATAGCTTCCATGATCTCAGCATGGCGAGTCTCTACAGCCTGTTGTGTGGCAGGGGAGATGATACGTGAGCGCTCTGAGTCACGAGTCTTATCCTCAGCAGCCCACTGACCACGGAAGATACGCTCGTATTCTTGCCAATCATCCATGAAGTTAGCATCACGGTAATCACGCCAGCGATCAGTGTGGTCAACGACAAAGGCTACTAGCTCCTTATCGGATTCTGTAGGCTCGTCCCACTCAGGTGCGTTCATGTCTTTCATTTGATTCCTATTCTTATTTCGTACTATCTTCAAACGGATCTTTAAACTCTTCGTAATCGAATCCACTCTTTTCTACAGCTTTAGCCAATTGTAATGCTTTATATTTAACATCGTCAATAGGGCCACCCATCTCTTGTGAGTCACAGGTACGCACAGGAGAGCAAGTAATGTCATACAACATACAGTAAGCTACTGGTTTGCTCTCAATGTCCACGATTGAAGGGTCAACCATAGAAGTCTTGAAGCTCTTAGCTGGAGTGCTGTCAATACACTTCTTGATGTCAGTAGTCTCCAAGTAGTGCTCACAGTTGGCACAGAGGCGACCACGGGCATCACCTTCTGTAACCTTCCACTTCTTAGCCTTATCCTGCCAGAAGGAAGCATTAGACTTACGTGGATCAGCAGGGCCAAGACCGTGTTCCTCAATCGTCTTGAGGTGGTTCTTAATGTTCAGTTTATTGTTCTGCAACGGTAGAGGACAAGCTCTCATTATTAGTACCCATTCAGCTTAGTAGCCAGCTATAACATCCATAACTTCGTAATCATCGTCCTCGTAATCAGCGTTGTAGCTAGTTACGGCGAGTTGATCCACATATGAAAGAGAGTCGATCAGGTCATCGTGGACGCCAGTAGTGGGAAAAAGAAGATACTGATCTTCGAACTCTTTCCACTTCTTATCTTTATTCAAGGAGATACGACCGTGCTCGAAACGTCCTTGTAACGACCAGACAACACGATCTGTCTTCTTCCTGTTTCCGTGTGTCAAGTCTGTGATATGACAGTACACGTTGTTTTTACGCATCAAGTCCTCAAGATAGTGCATCACAGCATTCTTCAAGGCTCCTCGCTCAATACCCACAGCGATAGGCTTATGCTCTCTCACGGCTAGGAGGATCTTGGAGGCAGTCTCCCTGATATCCCATCGACCGTGAATGATGTCTTTAACCCACCAGTCCCCGTTGTCCAGTACCTTAACGATTGAGATAACGGTTTCGCCTAGTCTCTTCTTAGATGCACCAGCATTCTTAGCTACGTCCTCAAAGCCAGCTAAGTCGATGGCAATGACGTACTCTCCGTCCTGAGACTCATCCTTGTACTTTAACCTTTCCTCTT